GTCCCCAACGTCTTACTTGGTTTGCCTTGCCAGCATCACCGCAAGCAACCGTCATTTCTAATAACTGCGATTGGCCAGGAATATATTTGTGATGTACATCAGTACGTCTGCTAGCAAGATCACCACTATCTGTTGTATTGGTAAGTATAATACAACCAACTGTTTGATCATGTGTTACTGTAGCAAAACTAGTTGCTGTGTCAGTGAAGTGTCCATTTCGCCCATCATAGTTGAATGAATAGTCACCAATAGTTGTAGGATTGGAAACCTGCATACGACCAAACGAATCAAATCTAGGAGAACCTTCATCGAATCTTGTTGATGAAGAACCTTTCTTATCAATATATTGGAGATGGGTTGGGTTATTACCACCAACAGCAATAGTTGATGGTATATAGAAAGGTATGGTCGATGTTCCAGCTTGCGCGATCGTTACACCATTAACCTGCATATTCTCACCTTCTTGAATATCAGTAGGTGAACCATGGGTTAGTTTAATATGAAGATGATTTTCGGTATGTTGAATACCAACATGGTCTAATAGAATTTTTCCAGTTACCTGCGAAGTAATAAATGTAACTGTTTCATCTATAACAAACTCGCCGGTCTTATTGACGTAATCAACCTCAATTTGGACCTCGTGCCTGATTGCTTTACCAGCACCGTCGTTCGGCACTCTTACGAAAAATTCACTCATCTATTATTTTCTCTTCTTAGCTTTGTTCTTATTCTGAACTTTTATTTCTGCTTCGACCTTTTCTTTTACTTTAATATCAGGATATACCACAACACCATTTTTTATGGTAGGAAATTTAGATTCCATAAGAGCATCCCATTCTTCGATTTCGGATAATTTACGTGCAATAACAACTTCTGGATCATCTAACTTAACATCCCAACTGATTGAAAACATTTTCCAACCATCAAAACCTCGTTGTACTTCAAACTTTTCTTTAAATCCTTCCTCAGAAACATTGGATGCTCTACCTTCTGCTTCTGATTTTAATCTATATAATTGATAACGTATATGTTTACGCATTGCTCTAATATTCCGAGCTTCGTTAGACATACCGCTGACAATTTTTTCAATATCTTTTTCAGACTTATCGTGTAATTCTAATTCTTCCACTTCATTATCTAGGTCTTCAACACTTCTATTCATATTAATCTCCTTAATGATAAGGGGGAATAAATCCCCCTATGATATAACTATTTATTACGATATAAATTATGCGTTTGCGTAGTTACGTTCATCACCAGAGTTAACAGCAATTGTTTGACCAGTTGCTTTAGTAATGGTATGTGTTGCAGATATCCATTCAGCAGTGTTAAGAGATTGAGCAACAACAATGATAGGCGCATCTGTGTTAGCAGTACGACCGTCTTGAACATTGTTTGTGTAATCAAAGTCCCAGTTAAGTGAAGTTGCTGTGATGTCGCCAGAGATTGGAGTACCACCAGTATCGTCATTAACGATAACAGCACTTGGAGATTCAAATGGGTTTTTAAGTATAGTTACTGAATCTCCTACAGGTTCATCAACAATAGTAACACCATCAGACTTGGTAACAGCAATTGTATCGGTGGTAGGTTCACCAGTAAGAACATATAAACCATTATTGGTTGTTGTTCCGGTGAATCCAGACGCATCAATATAATCACCAGTAGTCAAAGCATTAAGTGTTGTCTTAGCACCAGCACTCGCAGCACTATAATCTATAGTAGCGTTCGCACCAGAAGCGCCTGTGATTTCAATATCTGAATCGGTTGTTGATGTGATATACTGGAAGTAAACAGTATAGAAAGAATCCGAATCGGTTACTTCTGCGTCTAAGTTATCAGAGAAACTAAAGCTACCAGCAGCAACGAATGGGAATGAAACGTCTGTTGTACTTAGTGGTACAAATTCTGAGTCAAGTCCGATATCAGATCCAACAACAATATCAACATCGATAGGTCTATGAATAATACTGTTTGTTGAGTTTGTATCAAAGTTACGAAGTAGAACACCGCCTCTAGGTTTAAGTGTATCACCAACATACTCAACTAATAGTGCAGCAACGTTACCGTTCACACTACCAAAAGAACCTTGTCCTGATGTAATATTAGTACAATCTGCGTTAATGTCTGACGATTGACGCAACATAAATTGTGACCAAGCATATGCTTGACGGTCTGTTAAACCATTACAATCGATAATACGATTGAACGCATACCATTCACCACCTATTTGTTCCGCACCAAAGTAAGCTGTCCATGTGTTACCAGTATCGACACCTGTATTGGCACCAGACGAATCGCCTGTTGTTGCTTCACAGAACCACCATGTACCTAATGTTGAAGTGTTTGCTTGTACAGCAGGGTCGAATACAACATCACCGATTACATATGTTGTTGCGTCTGCGTATGTTGTGAAACCAGAACCTTTTAGGAAGTCAACACGCATCCTTGCGCCAGCTGCTGCGGCTATAGGATACGTATCATCACCATAGACGCCATCAGCAATACCAGTTGAACCAGAATCGATATTTACATCGTAGTAGGTTGTTACAGGAGTTGTTATTTTTAAGTCAGTACCGTTTGATAATGGGAATGAGTATGCTTGGAAACCCAATACAGATAGACCCTGTTCAGCAAGTAGTGAATACTCTGCGTATAATTTTGCTTCTTCACGAAGGAAAGATTTTGTATAACTATTTGTACCAGAACCACCAACGATTTGAATGTTCTCGTTAAGTTCTCCGGTTTTATCATAGTTTGTAGGAGTCTCTGTGAAACCAGCAACGTTTGTGTAGTAAACTTGGTCTACAGCAGGAGCATCAATCGCACCAAGTGACACCAAACATGAATACTCATCAGCAGTTATTTCTTGGAAACCAGCATCACGGATTAAATCACGCGTTTGGGCGTCAGCAGGACTCCAACCATTTACCCAGATGAACGAACCTTCAAAAATCATTTTTAGTGGGAATTTGAATCTACGTAGTGTAGCAGAAACGTCATTTTCTGAAATTGCACCACCTAACCATTCTTCTTTTAAGAATGAATATAGTGCTTTTGCTGTTACACCTGAGCTTTTGCCAGGAGCAGTATCATTCAAATCACCAACTAGTGTTAATTTGATAGTTTTAGCGCCAGTTTGTATCTCAACTTCTTCTGATGTCGCAGCAGTATTCAAAGCAAGTTGAAGATTGTCTGGGTCTGTAATTTTTGCCATTTGGCTAATCTCCTAGTGAGTATGTGTTATTGTTTGTACTATTTATTATTTATGTTGGATTATTATAATTCGTATCAGAAATCATTTGAAATTTAATCGAACTACTAACGTTGGGCAGAGTTAAATCATAAATGTCTGATAGATTTGGATCATATGATAACGAATTTAATAGAATATCTACCGTTTCTCCACCACCATGAGCGTATGTAATATCAGCACCGGTAGATTCTACGTGCTTTAATTCTGTTCTAGTTGAACTATTGACAATTGTGACATTAACTCCGGAAGGAATATCTGTTAGTGTGAGCGTGAACGCGGTAACAACACTAGTTGTCGCGCTTGTACCATTTCTATATGTAGGTGTATCTCCACCAACAACATTTATAGTAACTGCTCCTCCAGAATTGTTATAAACAACAGCGTCTGTTGTGCCTGTTGAACCGTATCCAGACCATATGCTATCCCAATCATAGGTGCCAGTCGCGGTTAGTTCAACAGCATGACCTGTGCCGGCAGAGATAAAATTATTGACAGAGAAATAATCGAGCGAAGGAGTCTCTAAAGCGGTAACACCGCTTGCCGGTTTGAAGATATTACCTGTGAATGATGTGGTAGTTGCATCCAATGTCTGTGTTGCACATTCACTGAACGTACAGTTATCATAAGAGGCATTACTTAATGTAAGAGCATCACTTTCCGAGAAAACTGTTCCATCGAAAGTGTCACTAGTATTAGTTGTTAGTGTTTGAAGTAACTTTACATTTCCACCTGATAAACTACTACCAGTACCAGCAGAAGTATTTAATATAAGTTTGTTGTCTACGAATCCAGATATACTAACGTTAGTCCAATCGATAGAAGCGTTAGCTAATACATTTACATAATTGGAGGTAGATGGCATAGTAGAGACCCAAGCACTTCCTGACCAGAAACTCGTTTCTTCGTACTCGATACTATTACCATCTGCCGACATTGTTGTAGAAATAGAACCATCTCCTACAGTTAGACCACCCTTTAAGAAGTATGTAGAACCACGAACTTCGATAAAACTAAATGCCCTATTAGCATAGTCGGTACACCATGTGGCCAGTTCGTCCCAACCTTCTCCTGAAACAGTAGGAGAACCAGTGAACTTGATTCCTTTGGCTGAGATAATCATAGATTGGAAAATAGAGTCCGCACGTACAGAAATATCAGTATCAATCCAGATACCTATTGTATCAATTGCTGTTAGTACTGCGCTATTATCTATAGAAGGAGTTATTTGAGGATCAATAACAAAACATTTCCATCCGCCTGACCAACCATTAGCATCATCACTTCCAGCAATTTTGTAATGATTCATTGTACCGGTGGAATCACCTATAGCAACAGATAAACCGTCTGTAGCTAACGGAGCAAACGCGCCCGCAGACTGGATATTTACCAAACAATATAAGAAATTATCTTCGGCATTAGCACTGGCAGTAGTAAAGTCTAACGCGGTAATGCCATCTACATAAGAGTAACCAGATTTTGATGCATATTTAGAACCCATTGAACCAGCACCATCAGCTCCACCCTCAAATAGGTATACATCTGGGTTGAATCCGATAGTACCGCCGCCTAGTTCTCCCCAATCACCAGTAGCAGAACCGCCGGTATCATTTGTTTCACGGTCGGCATTAGCAACAACACCATAACCATCATATGAAATAGTTTGGGCCATTATATATTATTCAATACCAGATACAGAAGTCTTGCCGTGAAGTTCTACAATTCTGGCCAGAGCAAGTTCAAAGTATGCCATTAATTCTGCATCACTGATGTTACCTGCGGCGAATTCTGTGTTGATTGCTGTCCTTGCTGTTACATATTCTACCATGAACGATTCTAGTGTTCCTCCGTTAGTGATATAATCAGTAACAACAGTGGCATCAAAGTCTTTGTCCTCGACTCCGATATTCTCATTAGAAAATACCTTGTCGCCGTTTTCGTCGAAACCATATAAACACACACCCATACTGATAATTCGTTTAGGATCATTTTCTTTTGCTTGTTTGAGTGTGAAACTCTCAACATGTAATTTGTCCATTACGATAGCTGGTTGTGTAACCGAACTTGATACTATTACAGTCATTATTTAATTACCTTATATTATTCTTTATTTAACTATATGTGTATAATAATCTGGATTCCCAGATATTATCAAAATTGCTATCGCCATCTGCCCATGTGACAACAACATCCTCGTCAACACCAACGAATTCAATCTTTTGAATTCTCCAGGTACCGGCCGAGGTCAATGTTCCGACATCCGCCCAACCTTTATAGATTATTGTGTCACCAACAAAATCTGTCTGAGAAGCATATGGCACGCCTAACTCATCTCCGGATATGTATGTTGTTTGTTCAATGGTATCTCCAAGAGGAACTTGTTGGAGTTCACCATCGATAATGACAACAGGTCTATGTTCAGCCACATTAAACTACTTTATGCAAGCTTGATTGGTTGCGTATTCTCAAACGCTATAGAAGTTGCTGTTGTAGCACGACCAAGGCGTTGAATTATCTCTCCAGAACCGGTAGGTACGGTTGGTGTTGCACCTCCAGCTGTGATAGTTGATAGGAAGTGAACGTTACCACTATCTAGTCCAGAAAGTTGGTCATTTGTGCCTTCGAAGTAAACAACCGTTGAGTCTAATGCTGTATAAGAAGCAAGAACAAACCCGTTTGCTTCTTTGCCTGTTGTGCCGGCATCAGCCTTACGTACACGAACAGCACCAGCAGTACCATCGTAGTATACATTAACAAAGTCGCCAGCACTGAGATTTTCAAATGCTACAAGAGTCTGAACATCATCACCAAGACCAACAGGCATCATCGTATTAGGAAATCGTCCAGTCGCGTCTAGTGACGGAATTAGGTTTTCGTTACCTGCGCCGCCTGTTTGTGTTGATATGTTTTCTTCGATTCCGCCTGTTGCAGGATCGATTTTTAAGAATTTTTCGCCGGCCATAATTGTTCCTCGGTGTTTTTAGTATGTGCTATTGTTTATTTATCCTAAGTTGATAGGAGTCTTGATATCCACTATCATTTTGTCTGTTGTGACTGGATATCCAACTTGTAAAAGGAATCCTGTTGTTGGTACCGTTTGTGTCATGAATCCGTTATTTCCTAGAAATATAGGTTTGTTCAGAGTCCAAGTCCATGTAACTTCTTGTATATCTCCGTTCATTATTGCTAATACATCAGCCGATTGTAGAAATGCTGTGTCGGTTAATCCAGCAACAATGTGTATGTGGTCTGGGTCATCTTTATCCGCATAAACAACAAACCCATCATCAGCAGCAACCATTCTGTGTGCATTTATATCGGTACCGGCAATACCAACAATTGCAGATTTAACAACATTATATGTGTTATTGAGAGTAACATTTTGATGAATCTCATTGAACTCTGGTGTGATTGCATCGTCACCATCCGTAACACTCAGGGACGTATCGGAGTCAACGACCGAGACACTATCTTCTACGCTGTCTACATTGATACTATCTGTAGGTTCGGAGACACCAATAGAGTCTTCCGAGATGGTCACCGTTAATCCGGTACCGCCTTCTATGACTTGGACAGAATCCTCATCGTCAACAATATTGTAAGTATCGGCCATCTATTAGATAATCTTTAGAGAAGGAATAACTTTAACTTGGTCTTTGTATTCATCGATAGGAGGCAAGATAGTTTTTACATTACCTGAATCATCTACTCTTTTAACAGAATAGTAATACGAACCATCTTTTAGTAGTCCTGTAGTTGCAGAAGGAATGGTAATATACACTAGTCCATTAACGCCGTCATCAAGCGCATTATCTCCAACAAGGTGGGATATTTGTACCGTTGGTGTTTTTGTGTCTAGTTTGTCGTTCATCACAAACCAGAATGTCCAACCTGTAATATCAGTTCCAACAGGGTATTGTATCGTAATGACCTTATCATCGCCCTGTCTGAAATTATTTAAGTAATCACCCATCGTTTTATCCTATGTTATGCGGTTTACAAGTATTTATCTGAACCACAAAAAAGGGAGTCACGAAGACTCCCTTTTGGCTGGTGTTTGTTATTATTATCGTACCAACAATTACAATTCTATCATGAACTCTACAACTTCCAGCGCAGCAGGTGCAATCTCTACCTCACCAAGGTCTTCTACAGAAACCTTTTTGATGTCGATATCTACTTCTGATTGCAGGTGTTCGTTCATACCTTTATCAAACTTGGTTCTATCTTTTGGAGTTTTGAACTCATATTCATTCTTTTCTTCGTTCAAGGTGCCAGTCTTTTCAAGGAGTTCTGTTCTCTTCTCCTCAAATGCTTTCACGATGATTTGAATCTCTTCAGCGTTTTTCTTGATTTTATAGGCAGCTCCGATTTTCATCTTTGAACCTAAAAGTTGTTGTACAACCTGAGCTGAATTAACAATATCAACTACTTTCATAATATATCTCCTAACGATAATGTGTTTATGTGCTGTTATTTATGCGCCTTTATAGGCTAGTTTACCGAATATTCTAACGGCCAAGTATATAAGTTTTCTTTTGGTAGTATTTACCCCAAGTACTTCCATACCTTCCAAGAAAATCTTGTCACATTCTTTTCTTGAACGTTTTCCTTCTCTATAGAGGAAATCGTGAATAACAGCAGCCTTGCCGTATTCACCGTGTGGAGGTAGTAATGACCACAAGAAACGAGGTACCGATGTTATATCTGTGATAAACATTTTTGGTACTACGATTATATCAAGACTTGGAAACTTTCCTACATGATATTCGAAAGATTCACTGACCATCCATCTTTCATTTGGAAGGTGTTCAAGTATTAGTGGTGTAGTGAATTGTGACATTATGAACCCTGATAACTAAATGATGAAGACATCAAATCAGCAGAACTTAAAGCAACAAATCTTCCAACAACAGGACTCCAAGCTAGATCTGGCCATGACTCCGCAGCTTCGAAATTGAAATCATATTTATATGTCCAATTAACTCCGTCAGGAGAAGCCGCGACCGCTCTATTTCGGAAACCGCCTAGAACAGGTGATATGTTTGATACAAAAGATTTTAATTCTGGAGACCATACGATAGTATACCATGCAATATCATCTGTTATAACATGAGTCCAGTTTATTCCATCCGGAGAAGTCATGACCTTACTTTGCAAAGCTCCATTTCCAACCGCTACAAGAAGATTCAACTCGGCGCTCCACGCTACTCCTGTTGCGATATGGTAATCTGGTGTCGTTTGTTCGGTCCATGTAATACCGTCCGGAGAAGTCATAATAATATTATCTCCGCTAGAGGCGCCTGCAATAAACAAACTTAGCTCTTCTGCCCAAATAATCCGGGCCCATGACGATGATCCTGGTGTTGTTTGAGATGTCCATGTAATACCGTCTGTAGAAGTCATAACCTGGTTATTTGTTCCGGTAGATGATACCGCTACGAATAATGAATTTCCGTAGGTCACTTCTCGCCATGAATTATCGTTTGGTGTTGTTCGTGTGGTCCAGTTAGCACCGCCGTCTGTAGAAGTCATTGCTCTATCAAGTGAACCTGTATTTCCAACAGCTACATATGTACCAGCACCCCAACAAACAGCAACCCATTCATTATCTGTTTCGGTAGTGCCACTAGTCCAGGTAGTACCGTCAATAGAGTACATCGCTCTATCGAGTGTACCAGAAAAAGAAACCGCAACGAATTCTCCTACACTCTCACCGCCATATCCACCCCAACATAATCCTGCCCAAGAGTTCGCAACAGCTGGGGTACGCTCTGTCCAATTTGAGGTCATATAATTAACCATCGAACGGTCAGAATCGATTATATTTGTTTCATTTGTTGTAATATCAGATTCGATGTCTGTCAAACGTGTTTCGAGTGTCGGCGCCAAGTGTTCGTTGTCAACAACTCCAGGAGCAGGAACGCCTATCTCACTTTCGAGAGCAAGAAACGAGATTTCAATATTATCTGTGCCTTCTGGCGGAGCCTCGCTGAATGTCAGTTGGTCTCCTGTTACAGTGTATGTATTTGTATGTTGTGTTATACCAGAAATGTTAATTTCAATAGCTTGTTCATCTCCAGCATATCTCGACAATGTAAAGAGAACAGTCGCTCCATCTCCATTGAAAGAGTCGCGTTCGAATGATGCTAGATGAGGTTGTGTACCTATATATGCCATTTTGTTTCCTTAGTAAACAATAGTTGGTAGTTGAGCAATCACTTCATCGGCCGTTGGTTCTGTAATGTTGCCTGCTTCCCAATTAGAGAGTATAACGTGACACGTTGACCAACAAGATGCTGTCCACGCACCAAGAGTTTCACATTCTGTTTGAAAGTCGTTTGTATATCCCATATATTTAGCGATAGAATTTATATTATCATATCCTTTTGACCGAGCTTCTGTATCTATATGAACCTGTACGGCACTACTAATCGTTGATATTTTTTGTTCGGTTGTAATGGTAGGTGCTATATAAGGTTCAATTGAACCTACATTATCAACCAACCACTCTTTTATTTGTAATGTGTGTGGTTCTTTGTCATCATTATCTAATAAGATTGTAGTAGGAATCCAACCATATACATCGGTTAAAATTTCCAAATCAATTTGATTTGTGCCTTCCGCTGAGTATATTGGGTTTTTGTAGTCTGTTACTTTAATCATTTTAAGAAATCCTTAACCAAAGAGCAACGCCTCTATGTGAATCGTCGAAATTGTAGTCATAATGCGCCATTGCTTGCCATGTGCCTGTTAACGCTGTGCCAGCAGATGATGTTCCGGTGCCAAAGTTGCCGGCTAAACCCGTAAAGGCGGAAGTTGGGTATAAAGAACTTCCTGTTCGTGTTGCGCCAAAGGCGCAATCAGAAGTAGACCGTGCAAAACAGTATGTTCCGATATCACCAGCTGACAATCCAGCGATTGACGCAGAAACATCAACTAATCCAGCAATGTCATTTTGTGCCTCTGTTGAAATATTACTTGACTTTATTTGAGTCATATTAGTTTAACCTTTAAACTAGTGTTAATATAGGTAACGCCGCAACAACTTCTGCTGAATCTGTTGGCTCTGTACCGCCTGCTTCCCAATCGTTTAGAAGTGTTGTAGCGGTTGTCCACACATCAGCTCTCCATACAAGGAACTGTTCACCTTCTGATTGATATGGGTTAACAACACTAGCATATGAACATGCTGACATAATATTGTCATATCCACTTGTCTGAGCAGTTGTGTCTAGGTGAGATTGAACATCTTTTGTGATTTCATCAACCTTAGTTGCAACTCGTTCTTCTTCTGTTGGTTCTGGTTGTGTTGTTACTGCACCATCAGGTAGAGCACCGAAGTCACTCATTGTCGATTGAACAGCAGTATTACCAAGACCTTCCCAATATACAGTACCACGATTGTCTTCTACGACATTCCAGTTAGAACCATCGAATAGTGCAGATTCGCCTACTTCTGTTGTTGGTGCTTGGATTTCGGTAGCATTAGCAGGGATTAAGAATATACCAGGTTCAAGTGGACTTTCGTCCGCTGTGCTTGTACCAACGTATTCGGTAGTGATTGGGTCGTAATTATAAATTTGCATTGATATTTCCTGATTAAGTATTCTTTTGTGTATTTATTAGTATTTAATACAGTAGAGCATAGTTACGTTACGAGGACGAGTTTCGGTCTCACCTTCTGTACTTGTGTAGTTATACCGTGTATAACTTTCGGTACCGTTTGCAGCATCTGTACCAGACAATGTTGTATAACTATATAAACCAGCCTTATTTGTGCTTATACCTTGGTGATGATTATGAGAACCGTATGCATCAGCCTGTGAACCATCTCCTAAAACTCGACCAGAGTCAACACCACGACCATCATCTAATCCGCGAATAAATTCACCTCTGAAATCAGGCACTCCAAATTCAGATCCGCTGCCGCCATATGTATATCCTATCACAGCAAACAAATCGGCATAGGTTGTAGTTGATAGTGTAATAGAACCGTTACACTTTATATATCCATCAGGTAAAACAGAATCCGAAAATGCCGCAATAGTGCCGGTAGGCACAGTTACACCACCGGAAATCATACTAGCTGGAGCTTTTGTTAATGCCATTTCTTATTCCTTAGTATTTAATACAGTAAAGAACTGCTACGTTACGAGGTCTGGTTTCGGTTCCACCACTAGAATCGGTAGTATCTTGACCATAATAATGACCAGTTTGAATCATTGGAGTAAGGCGCCATTCACCGCCCAAATCTGGTACACCGTCAAATGTATGTGTGTGTGATTTATTATCATCAGCTTGACTTCCATCACCTAAAGCACGACCACTATCAACGCCTCTACCATCATCTAGTCCACGCATGAATTCGCCTCGTAGGTCAGGAACACCGAATGATCCGCCAGAACCTCCGAATGTATATCCTACCGATGCAAACAAATCAGCATATACAGTAGTTGATAAGTCTGTTGCTCCGTTACATTTAATCCATCCATCAGGAGCAACGCCCATAGCAAAACCACCAACTGCGCCTGTAGGTGCAGTATTCTTTGTTGATGGTGCCAAGTGATTCGGTAGAATTGTTTGGTCTAACGGAACATAACCAGCAGAAATGATACCAACGACAATACGAACTTCGATTGCGTCACCAGATTCTGGCGCTAACACAAAACTAAGTGTTAGTCCTGAAATAGAGTATGCGTCTGTATGTTGAACAACACCATTCTTTGTAACAACAGCGTCCTTATCATTAGGAACACTAGAAGTTAATGTGAAATCTGTCTGAGAACCAGTACCATCAAAATTGTATAAATCAATTTCCTGTGTAGATTCTGTTGGTCTAACTCTACCAATATAAGGCATTAGCTAATCTCCAGTACACTCGCAAAGGCATCTACTGAATCAGCAGTATTACAAGATATTTGAATAAAATCGGCATCATTCAAGTTAATTGGTTTATCCCAGATCAACGATGCCTCGGCCGAAATTGGAATGTTGGTACCAAGTGAATATGTTGTTGCGCTTTGAACAACAGTGATTGACACCTTGATTGAACTAGATGTTGTGTTGGAAATGTTAAGAGCATTAACAATTCCTTTCACACCACTAGCTGTATATAATGTTGCCGGTGTATCAGCTGTTGTTACTTTTAATACCGCATTTGTGAATGTACTTGCCACGTTTAATTACCTCTTATCCTAATGCTATTGCCATTGCTATTGCCAAATCTTCGGCTTCTGCCAATGACTCTGCTTTAGAATGTACGTCTAAATTTGTTCTTGCTGTTGCTATATCGGATGCACCAGTACCACCATCAGCAACTGCTAAATCAGTGATGCCTGTGACTGAACCACCTGTGATGGCCACCGCGTTTGCATCTTGTGTTGCTATTGAACCAAGGTCATCAAGTTCTAGTGAAGTGTTCACCCAGACCGCTGAACCAATAGTAGCATTGATACAACGCCATACTTCATTCTGTCCCTCAGCTGATGTGTCAATCCAAGCAGAACCTATATCGTATCCAGCGTCCGAATCATCTGTTGCTCCTGGTGCAGCTGTACCTGACCAATTATTCTGTAGATAAACTGGAATATCAACTCCAAGTTCTAGTCCAAGATTAACCCTTGCTGCGGCCGCATCTGGAACATCTGATAAGTTCAAAGTCTTATCAAGCATATTAGAGATTACGGTATTAGTGGCTTCGCGCCATACTCTAAACGAATCTAATGCTGCTACCAATGATGGAATTGCCATATATTATCCTATTTTGTATCTGATGACTTCGCTCGTTTCTTGACAACCCTTTTCGGTTTCAAAGCAGCGAGTTCTTCTTTCATGGTATTTATCAACTCCATCATTAACTCGCGGTCGATTTCCAACGTTTCTACTCTACGATACAAATCTTTTTGCTTTTTAACGGCCATCTTTCGCATTTTAGCTGCGGTGATATTACCGCTGTTATCAAAAACAACAGCATTACCTTTTCTTTCTGGTTGTGGCATCTATATCTCTCCTACATTGTCGCTATAGCGCGGAAGTTCTTAACTTGAGGAACTTTATATCTTGTGGTTGTATCAACCTTCAATACAATCTTAACAGAGAACTCCGAGAAGTCTTCATCAGGATATTCCTTAGGGTCGTATGTATACTCAACAAAGTTTTCGTATGTATTAACATTATCAGCAACAACGTTTGTTTGTTTCATTGGACGCCATTCTGTTCTATCATCTTCTGTTATGCCGTTTGTTGGGTCAACAACTACAGATATGATGTGTGTCCAGTTATCATCTGTTTGGTCTGATGTTGGTGTATTTGTGTTTGAACCAATCTTAGACTTATAAATCTCAGAATCGTATTGTACATAATCACCAATTGAATGACCGCCACTAGAATCAAACTCATATATAGTAGAAATAACTTCCTCTGTAACAAATATCACATTGTTTGCAGGAACTACAGTTGGGTCGAATTCTTGGAAGTCAGTAGCATTTGAAATGTACATCTTCTCAAGTCCAGTATCATCATCAATTCTGGTAACAAATACACTACCTTTAACGATATTACCTGTTGAACCAGCAACAGTTGTTGTATCGTAGTATTGAATGTTACAAGTGTTGTTCACAAGAACATCATCAATTGCACCAATAGATAGTGAAGCAGGTATCAAGTCAACATATTTTGGAACATACTCACTGGTCTTGTAGTACACATCAATTTCACTATTGAAAGGAACAACAGCGTCGAATATAACCTTCAAATCATCGGATGATGTTGTTAACTTTGTGGCCTCTGTGATGTATACAGATGTTTCAGCAATATTACCTATAGGATTTTGTGATGTGTTATCCACAGTGATTGCACTAGTTCTCTCATCATTAATAACAGGAGAGATATTAACATCGGTTGTAGACATCTTGGAGGTAATTGTCAAGTCTCCACCAGTAGTTGAAAGGGTCTCAACTGTATCAAGAGATGTGTTCTCTTTGTTCAGTAACGTGCCGTTATTTCCTGGTAATGCGTAGTCATAAACAATTCCTGTTTTAGGATGTTCTAGGTCTTCGATATTAAGATTCATCAACACTAAATCTTTATCGGTTGTCCATGCAACAGAATCTCCGTTTATCTCATCATAGTACGAAGCATCATTGACTAAATCAAAGTTTGCCCAAGTGGAATCATCCAATTCAGAGAATCCAGCAGGGTTCTCGAACACACACTTATGAATATCGAACTTGACATCCTTTGTTTGGTCAGGAGTCCAAGTAGAACCATTCTGAGAGATTAACATAACACCAGCGTATGGTTGTTTCATAATCACTTCGTTTGTGAAGATGTCTTGTTTACCAATCTCACCAACAAACATTGTGTACTCATTACTGTTAGACATAACAATGAATGAATACTCTACGCTTGGTTGTAGATATACAGGGTCACCAAAGACAAACTCTGTTGAAGTTTGTCCATCATCAGAAACGGTAATATCGCTCGGGTTAACTGTAACTTGTGAGAACGGTACCATATTCTGTGTTGGAATACCGTTTTCATTTTCAACTATCATTATCGAAACTGGAATATTCTTTGTTGATTTTGTTTGGAAGAACAGATCAATCTTATCAAGATAAATGCCTTGACCATCTTCAACAAGGAACGTTTGGGCAACAGGGTCACTCCAATTAGTACGTCCTGCCCAAGTTGATATCCATCGGGATGGTGTAACAGTCGTAACAGTCGTAACGGTTCTTTGTGTTGTATTTAGAGTTCCGTTTGCTTCATATTCTGTTTCAGAAGAAGAAACACTGTCTGCGCCTGTATTATCATAGTCAACAAGTTTTACAACAACAGGTGTGCCTGCTTTGAACTTGTTAGCCGGTATATTAAATGTACCAGTACAAGCACCAGTCGCGTCTGTTTTAACGTTGTCTCCAACTGTTCCATCAGAAACAGTTGTTAAACTTGTTGAGATATCAATACCATCGAAGAACAACTTGTGTTTATAGTTAGGTACTAATCCTTCAGCAGAGAAAGTTACATTACGTGAACGCATAAAGTAAAACGCATCACGACTAACCAATCTATCCGAAACTCTACGTTCTGTAGTTGTACGACCTGTTGTTAACCAACCTCTGCGTTGACTACCGGTCACTGTGGTTGTTACACTAGTGGTTTCTCTTGGTGTAAACGGTCTAGCTGATAGTCCTAATTCTTTACGTCCCTCGGGAGAGACCAACATTTTATCAACATTATCTCTATTCTTTCGTGTAAGTGGGTTCGACCAATCGCTATTACCAGGAATGTTCTCCATGCGGGTGCTTTTACCAACGATTGAATTTCTCCATGCGTTCCATATTGGTTCGATATTACGATTCAATGACTCGGTACGTTTTGCACCAGCCAATCGTGAACCAGAACCTGTTTGAATTGTAGGTAAGTAATATGTAGATACCCAGTTATCAGTTTTAGGAACTATATCAAGAGAACCTTCAAAGTGGAATACATTGAATGGGTTAACGTTGGTTACACCAGAAGCAGCACTAGCACTAATCGCAATATCTGTTGTGTGTGATAGATGCCAAGTAGTTACGCCTTTAGCGATACCTGTAGGTGTATTCGAACCACCATCATAATCGATAAGGTTTCTACTTGCATCAAGGAAGTATTTCTCTGTTGTACGAGCACCTTCTGTTTCAGCATAGTCAACATTGATATCAACATTGTTCATTGTAAATGAACCACGAAGAGTACCATCCTCAAAATCAAGAGAGGCAACATAGTCTGGGTGTATTACATTAGATACGTCATGTGATGTGAAGTTGTCAACAAGGATACCATTTTTGAATCTTGAATTTCCAAGTTCATCAAGAATGTTCATCTCGGATGCAGCTTTTTCAAGCATATTCAATGATGTGTAGTATTCAAGGTTCTCAACACGTTTTACGATATCACGAATATCATCCATTGTGAATGTCTTCTTGTCGATATCGGTAACTTCTACAGCATTTGGTTCAAGTGTATATGAAGGAATATCAATGATATACATTGACATTGTGCCAGGAATATCCTTAGGCGTCTCAGGATTATTACTTGGTATACCAGTAGATACGCCATAGTTTCCTTGAGAGTCGAGATACACTTTGTCTAGTCTTGACAGATATTGGGTATATGAACATGTAATGTTTGTTCTTGGTTCTACAACTGATACACTACCAGCAAGTTCGCCTTCTGTTCTTCTGAAATCGACAACGTTTCTGTTAGAAACATGTACTCTTGAATCGTTACTAATATATGTAGGCATATAACGATACAGGTCAGAACCTTCGGTCGCGCCTACATATGAATCAACTGTATACGCATCACCTTTGATAGAACCTTCACTATGAGCAAAGTATTCGTAGTCAATTGTATAATTTTTCGCAGCATTAAGACCACTAACTGTAGTCTTGCCGTACATAACATCTGTTGCGCCGTCGGTAATAATTATATCGGTAAGTGGTACATCAAGAGAATCGGTTGTGTTTGTAACAGTGGTAACTCTATAGAAGTCATCATTTGGAAGAATAACACTATCAACAGCAATTGTATTTGTTGATGTTGATGTAAGTGTTTTAACTCTTGGTATACCACCAGTGATGTCTTCTTTAACAACAACGTTGATAGTTTGTGGTGTGCCAGGAACAAGTGTACCACCTGTACCAGTAATTGTGATTGTGGTTTGTGCAGAATTATCTACTGTGTAGTTAGATGGGTCAACATAACCACCAGCACCATCAAACAATACTACCTCTGTACTTGTACTCGAAGCGAACACACGATTAGATTGTGAGATGTTTTGCGTCCAGACATCGGTACCAGTTAGACTATATTGTGTAAGAACAGTATAGTCAAATGATGTATTGTCGATTTCCTTTACTTGTTCACGTTCAAATGAAAAAGCAAGACCATGATTCTCTGGTTGATTATCAGTATCAAACACATCAACATTCGCTACCGCTGAACTTGTAACACCGGTAATAGAACTTGTAGATTTAAGGAATGATGCAATAGATGGTGACCACTCTAACCAAATACGTAGAGTATCAACATAAGGAGTAATAGCCACAATACGGGTGGTTGTAATCTCGGTACCGCCGCCAGAAACATCTGACCAAAGTTTTACTTCTTCGCGTTGTCCGATATTGAACGCACCGATACAATCAGGCACAATGCCATTAAGTACAAGGTCAATATAAACGCCATATTCAGCATAAATCTGTTCATTGATTATATCTTCTGTTGTTCTTGCTTTGTCAATATAAAGTGTTTCAGAAATTCTTTTGTCAATTTCGTAACCTCGTACATAGGCTTTACCTGTACCGAGTTTAATTTCTAGTTGTTTTTCTTCATCGACGGTAGGAGTCTCAATGAACTTGAGTTCCATATCAATAGGGTTAACAGAGTAGTCTCCAGACTGGTCGTATGTTCTACGTGCAAGAAGGTCGAGAATGTCACTATATTGTACGTTGTTAACCGCTGTGATTGTCTCTCCATTCTCATAAATGGAAATCATGTAGAAGTCTTCGGGTACTGAACCTCCGTCTAGGTATGACGTTAGGACACACTCTCCTTTATATCTATCAGCACCAGGCGCATTGTAGTTATATGAACCAGAAGCGGGGTCGAGAAGGGTTGAATCATCATCAGATTCTACAAGAGAATCGGTGAATCTGTAACCAATGTAGTATTTTCCTGTTGTATCGTCAAGGTTAACGTCAGCTTCATTCTCACTAACTATAACAAACGAACCACCAAGATACACAAGACCATCGGTGATATTTGCTGTAATATAGTTGTGTTTTGTATCAACAACCATACTTGTGTCAGGAATTAGTACATCGGTAGAAGTATATGCGCTAAACACCGCAGCAACATCGACAGAACCACTATGGGTGGTATAGTAGATACGACCATTTACAGTATCAATAGAATCGATATATGCCTTATTTGTAACGTCTGACTCATCCGCGATATAAACACCTGTTAGAGCAGGGTCAGAGTCAACAAGATTATCAATAAGGTCGTTAACGGTATCACCAGTAACACTAATATATGTTCTTTTATCATTAACACTGATCTTGGAACCCAGAATCGGAGTACCATCAGCAAATATGTGCTTGCTGAAATGGCGAATCTGTCCTTGAAGGATTGTTTGAACCTGTGTAAGTTCTCTAGCCTGTACAGCACGACTAGGATTGAAAAGAATTCTTAGGTAATTCTTTGTTTCATCAAAATCGTCAAAGTAAGGCGAAGTATTTAGGTCTATGGCCATATTTTATCTCTTTTTAGTATTCTAGTACAAGTCTAACAAGCTCATTCTGTCCTGATACTCTATATATAGGAACTCTGTGTTCAATATATAATAAGTCGCCAGAAGGAACAGTTACATTGGCTGCAATATCAGCTTGCACAATATCCGATGTGGTTAATCTTGTAGAACCATCATCTGCTAATGGATTACTTATGATAGCCACCTTTCTGTATGAATAGTCGAAATCAAGGTCTGTGTCTTCAAGCAATGCACGAACCATAACGAAACGTGAACGAAGTTTTCTAATGTTGTATTCATGGTCGACATATAGAGGGTCACTAGGGTCAATCGCATCGATTCCGTAGTTGTTGTCTTCTTCAAAATCAGATGATTCGTTCCAATTTACAGGAATCCAAGCAGTCGCAAGGAACTTATCTTGGTCAACAGGTGCAATAGTGTATAGATATTTCCATACGTTGCCGTCGTTAGCAGTGAATACACCACCAGTTAATTCTGCGAATACATATGTTCCGCCGGTACTTGTTTTGTTTGGTGAATCTGTGCTAGCGCCAGTAGAAGTCGTACATTCCCAAACTTCTCCTGTTGTCTCTACATACGCATAGTAATCAAGTGAGTCAAGATTAGCAGGTATCATAGAGGTATCATAGATAGGATATGTTACACCGGTTTCCCAGTTAATTCTGCGTACAACGTGTGAGAAATCAGCTTTGTCTACAAGGTGTAGGCCGAGAATTTCATCCCACATACCGTCTACTGTATCATATTCTTCATCGTATGAACCAACCGTTGGGTCAGCGATTGTATCATCAGTCCATTCGGTTGATTTACCAATCGCGATATACACCTGATTTTTCACAGTCGGCAGGGTTGTTGTATTGAAACCAAACTGTCTAATGAAGTTTGTTGCGCCTTGTACTCTTAAATCTGAATGTACTATTGATGACATAATTGTTTCCTAAAACTATTTTTAATATTTATGTTATTTATCACTGTTAACAAACAGTTGTATTATATGTATTTATGCTGTTAAGATGCGTTAGGATCCTTGAATACTTCAACCGCACCGGAATTTGTGTATACATTGCCGATATAGTCATCCAAATCAGCAGCTGCCAGCAAAGTATCACCTTGTATATCAACTGATGTTCCGAAATTATCATTGAGTTCATAACCAACATCACTATAAAGAATATTTCTTGTCTCTGTTTCTGTAATAATGTCAAACACATATACAGCCTTTTGTGGACGATCACCAACAGCCAGTGTAGTACCATGTAATGCTATACTAGTACCAAATGAGTAACTAGTATTAGCATTAGAAGCTGTTAATCTGTGCATGAAGTTTCCAGTAGTCAGATCAAATACATATACAGCACCAGTACCAGTAGCAGTATTGTCAGCTACTTCAGCCACACAACAATAGTCACCATAGATAGCAACATTTGATCCAAACCCAACATCTCCAAAAATTGGCGCAGGTAAATTAAGTACGTGTAGTTCATTTCCTGTTGCAGCATCATATACATATGATTTACCAACAGCATCATATAAGCCCTGTGAACCGACTATAATTGTACCATCATGTGAATCCATAGTATAAGCATAACTGTCACCATTACCACTACCAGCAGATGGTCTTATGGTACTAAGATAATTACCAGTAATTAAATCAAATACATAAATGCATCCCTCATAAGGAGTAGGATCGCCAGCACCACCAGATTCCCAAGCCGCGCCTACATATATTTTACCTGATTCTATTCTTCCTGATATTCCAAAGTAATCCCATTCTTGTGCATCTGGCGCTTCTAATGTGTGTACTAAATCTCCTGTAACAGCATCAAATACATATGCTCTACCAGCAGAATCTATGGTACCATCTACCCATTCGCCGGGCGACCCAACAAAAATATAGTCATCTGTAATATGGACACTTGCACCGAAACCTGCATAGTCAACCGGATTAGGGGTATTCAATGCAAAAATCGGGGCTAGAGTTTCTTTATCAAATACATCTACTCTACCTATAAACGTAGCTTCCGTAGAAGCTGATGAAACCGAAAATATAGTATTAGATATTTCAACACCATCTCCCCATCCTAAACCAAAACCATCCTGAGTTGCTGGTGTAGGTGCATAAAGGGTGGAATTATTTGTTGTAACAAAATCACCAAAGATTTCGGTAATTAACAATATAAGTTCAATTATTGGTCTTCTAACCAGCATAAACGTTTCTGTTGTGTCCTCGGTATCGAAATCATCGATGGTCATATGTTCAATATCGCTAATACTAACAGTCTGTGTATAGAAATCTTCATCTACGTTATCTTCAAACACTACATAACTTGTATGACGCATCGAACGATAATCGGTTGTGTGGTCTTGGAGATATAATTCCGCTGCGACCTCGATATCCATATCAACACTATAATAATTCCACTCTATTTCCCAAGTTCTTTCAAACTGGTAACAGTCCAAGAAATATCTCTCAATCGAGTCGCGTTTCCATGTGCCAAACAGTTTCATGCCAGCTGGGTGTATTAATCTTTTTAGAACACCTTTATATGTTCTTGCTGACATTTCAGCCCCAAGTACATACGAGAAATCTTGGTAGTAGTTGTTGTCTTGTAGTTTCTTGTCAGAAGAAAGGAAACCATCACGGTTGGTCCAACTACCTGGCAAGTCATCAATGATATCAAACACTTGAACAGTTGTGTAGACACCATCTGGGTTCTCTATGGTTAAGTCTTCACCAACAATAAAGTTTCCCACTTTATTAAGAACAGCAAATACAGGATTACCTCCGACGGTAGTATATGTCTCAACATAACCACGAGCCTCGGATATGTCTCCAGTAATAAACTTGTCTTTGTACGCCGCGAGTAACAGGGTGTCGGATATGTCTGTGTGTATATAATATGGTTGAACCCATTTACCATCAGAGCACCTAAGTATATCAACTTTTGGATAGTAGAAATCTACTTTTCTGTCGAATAGTGACTTGAATAGGAACTTATATGAGTTCTCATTACCCTTATTTGTAAAGAAGTCGCGGATGTTCTTTAAGAATAGTTTCTCATCAGCAATGATATTGATTGGAACATTCTCAGCAACCTCGGCCTTTATCTCATCAAGGAATTCCTGTGTTGTCTTGTCGATATCAAGATAGTCAGGAAGATTGCTTGGAATGTCAGCCTCGCCCATAGCTCTACTAAGATATTCAAAGTAGTTCTCTATGAGCGCGACATATTGAGGGCTCTCTCCGCGGAGATTAGATGGTATACACCTATCAACGATAACCGATAAATCTTTTCTCTTCATAGACATCTATTAACTTTGTGACTCTAGGTAAAGTTTAACATTAAGTTCTACAGCAGTAATGGTCTTTGTACCTTCAAGAACCATATTGTTTCCTGTTAGATACACATTGTTTGATACTGGTGAAACGAACAACTCAATCTCTTGGTTGCCAGATGTACTGGCCACAAAACTATTTAGGTAGATTATTCCGTTGTCTGGGTCAATATTGCCGACACCTTTCTCTCCACTAATGTTCACATCATTCTTATATAGATGAATCCAAATTCCCTCATCACAAGATTTTAACTGCCATACATCTCCTGAACCGTCTTCCCAAGTACTACTACGGAAACAGGTACTATTGATAGGAACAGAGAAATCGAATACACGAGCAATACTGTCACCGTCATATGTGGTGAACTTCTTTGATAGGGTGATAGATGTTACATTGTTCTTAATCGCAACATCAACATCATCGATATAGGCAACATATTTTGAGAAATAGAATGCCAACTCAAACACACTATCAATATCTTGGAAGAATGATGAAATTCCAGCATCAATAGCCGTAATTAATTCTCCTTCTGTACGTGTTGTGTCGTATTTGTCGTATTCAACTTCTGTGGTTGTGTTGATGTATACATATTCTGGAGTAACAATCTCAGGTATGATTCCGATTATACTATTTGTGCTAAGAATCTCCTCGATGATTTGACTCTTTGTTGTCAATGTTAATTCGGTACCATAATTAGGTTTGATTGAGATGAACACCTTTCCGTATTGAGGAGGAGTATTATCTTCGCCTCCCCATACATTAATAGCATCGATGAATGAGTATTTGTTTAAAAGTAGTGCTGTGTAGTCTTCAACCGTAACCGCTCTTTGTTGTGACTTATAAACTTTGGGTGCTAACATCTTGATACGGTCATCATCTTCCCGATGTCCGCCGCCGCCGGCACTGTTGGTATTTGTTATTGTGAAGGAAGATCTAAGATATGTCTCACTAAGATGTGTAATTCCGTTTGTTAAATCGAAACCACTACAACCATTGGCCGCTGGTCCTCTTGTAACAAGATAGTCGATACGAACAACATCATCATTCGCGATTGCAGCACTAATAACATCATCACCAAAATAGACTTCAACATTTCCATCATCACCCTCTTGTCGATAGAATACTTGCGAATCTTTGTCTGTTAGAATGATATTAGTTTGGCTTGTCCATTCGGTGATACCGAATTCGTCTGTAACATTAATAGTGAGATGTTTACTATCAACATCACCTTGATTAATTTTGAAGATGTCGCTAGATGATGCTGTATGTGTCCATGTTTGATATCCAGTAACACCTTGGAACAGAGTTGCCGTACCAGTTAGTGTTCCTCCAGCATCACCAGTTAGGAAGAATTCGTCCATTGTTATAAATGTAAACGTTTCATTGTCGAGAAGACTTGTGAACTTTGTTCCTTTTGGAACAGTTACAGAAGTTTGACTACCTTGTGATGTAACCGACATATCAACTTCAACAGTCGCTGCGGTTATTGTAGATGGAACATATCCAAGACCCTGTGAACGGGAAATAATGTTCTTTCTTTGTTGTGCTGTTGATAAGAAACTCTCTGACATTGCCATGTTAGCGGTCAGTGCGTTATAGTGAGTTACATACGCCATTGCATCAAGAAGAATGTTCATTGCTGAACCTTCAAACTCATAGTCGGTCAGTTCGTCTTGACCTTGTAGGTATGTCTTGATTGACGATTTAATGTCGTCAAAGTCTAATGAAATCTTTTCAGGCATATATTAACCTATATTATTCTGCTTAAAACAAAACTGATTGTCGAATCATACTCTCGACCCTTAATAACAAAAACAATATCAATACCATATCTCTGATTATCTTCATCAGGAACCACTACGACCTCTAATAGGTCTATCCTTGGTTCGTATGCCTTCAATGAATTGGTGATGGCATCTTTGATGTACATTGTTGTAGCAATATCAATCGGCTCAAACAACACACGCTTGAGGTCTGTGCCTCTTTCCGGATGAAATGGAGCCTCGTTATACTCAAACATTACAATATTTTCTACTGCCTGTTTGATAGCATAATCATCTTTGACTATTACCACATCATCGGTAACAGGGTGTTTCTTTAGGTCAACATCGATGTCCACATAGGTAGACTTCTCGTTGTATTTCCCGGATGATTGTGTGCTGATTATATTACTCATACCGTTATTTATGTAGTACTATTATGTGCATCTAAAAGTGTCTGCATCTCGGCCTTCAATTCTCCAACTTGTGTAGATAATTCTTGTATAGCTGTAACCATAACTGGTATTAAGTCACCTTGTTTGAATTCTAATCTATCTGGATTATTGTTTAATATAAGATCTTCTAATTCCCCACCAGCATGAGCAATAATTGAAGACTTAACTTCTTGGGCAATAAATCCATTCTGAATAATATCATCAATCTTACTACCATCATTGATACCATCATCATACCAATCTCGTTTATCCCATTGATATGTTACTGGTCTTAGTGAGTTAATGAATTCAATACCAGCACCAAGATCATTTATATTTGTCTTATCTCTCTCATCAGATAGTGCTGTAATTGATGTTTGTTGGCATCTTAGTGTGGCTATTAGGCTGTCACCTAACGTGATTTCATTGGCAATTGTTGTTGTGGATGCTTGAGCACCAGTACCAATAATTAGACAGTTATTTCCACTTACTTTTGATGTACCAGCGGCATCACCTATAAATATATTTCCATTTCCAGAAGCATAAGCTAATCCAGTATTTCTACCAATACCTATAGCATTCGTAAAGGTTGAAGCCGCTGCTCCCATTAAGGAATCTGCACCTAATGCTATATTGGTATTTCCTACTGTGTTTATACCAGCACTACTACCTATAAAAGTATTTTTATATCCAGTTGTTAATTTGTATCCTGTACGATACCCAATACCAATATTATCATTACCAGTAAGTTTCAGAGTGGCATCTCCAAATAACGATTGATAACCCATAGCAATATTTCTAGTTGATGTAGTTATATGATTACCCGCAAAATAACCCAATAATACATTTGAACTACCTGTAGTAATATCAAACGCAGTATTTCTACCTAAAAGTATATTTTCAGATCCACTAGTTAATCCAGAACCAACAGAATAACCAAAACCTATATTGTAATGTCCAGTTAATTTAGAAGTGGCATCTCCCGCTAATGCGTTAACAGACATTGCAATATTATATGTACCAGTGGTGATATTTTTTCCTGAATTAAAACCTATTAAATTATTATTATGTCCAGTACTTAGGCTATATCCGGAAGCAGTACCAATACCTATATTGTTAGCGCCTGTTATTCCAGTAGCATCTCCAAATAAAGCTTGATCACCAATGCCTATATTACTATCTGATGTAGTGACATTTTGTCCTGCTTGATAGCCGATTAATACAGTAGTATCACCGGAAGAAATATAATAACCAGATTGTGCCCCCATAATTATATTACGGGCACCAGTAGTTAAATTGAGACCAGTACTACCACCTATACCGATATTATCACCACCAGTAAATCCAATAGCATTTCCTCTTAATGCATTAAACCCTACACCAACATTATATCCACCAGCAGTTATATTTTGTCCAGCCGAATACCCCTGAAATACATTATTTGAACCAGTAGTTATTAGAGATCCTACATTAAATCCTATTCCAATATTATAGTTACCAGTAAATTTAGAAGTGGCATCTCCTTGTAAGGCTTGTTCGCCTATAGCAACATTACGATATCCAACAGTTAGATATCGACCAGCGTATAATCCTTGTAAATTATTAGAGTAACCAGTAGTTAATTCGTTTCCAGAATAGCTACCAATCCCGATATTATTATCACCGCTTAGATATGTTGTAGTTAATCCTCGTAATGAATTAGAACCTAATGCTGTATTATAATCACCTGTTCCAATATTTTGACCGGCTGTACTACCTAACATAATATTATATGTTCCAGTAGATAAATTATATCCAGTAGCCTTACCTATACCAATGTTACTAGTACCTGTAAGTTTAGATGTTATATGTCCATTTAGCGCACTTTCACCTATAGCAATACTATTAATAGCCGTTGTTAAGAATTCTGCTGCATATGCACCCATTGCGATAGTGTCATGAGTAGTAGTGCTTTCTACACCAGTTTTTCTTCCAAGAAATACATTGTTGTATCCTGTACTTATAACTTTCCCTGCTTCATAACCTAAAGCGATATTATAAATACCTGTTGATGCACTAGCAGCATACAGAACCGATTTTCCGATAGCTATATTTCGTATGCCAGTTAGATTTCGTCCAGCACTTTCTCCCATAAGAACACAATCTGTTGCTGTGACTAAGTATCTACCCGCAAAATCCCCAAGACAAATATTATCTATACCAGTAGTAATAGCGTAACCAGCATAGTCTCCTATACCTATATTCTGATTATCAGAACCATCATCACTAAATAACGCTGTACCAGCATTACTAATTGCAATAGATGAACCAATAAATTCACCTATACCACTCAAACCAGTTAATCCAGAACCATCACCTGTGAATGATGTAGCAGTTAGGTCTCCATTTACTGTGACGGTATTGCCTGAGAAGTCTCCCTCGATTAGAGCTGTATCAGATGTAGCACTTGGACTAGCAATACGTAATGTATCATTGAATACTCCGCCAGTAATTGGTCCAGCACCTAACCATAAATTATTATTAGATGTAGTTTGTATTGCGCCACCGAAACTACCAAGATGAATATTATGATCACCAGTGAAGTAAACACCATTCGTTCCAAATAATGCTTGATAACCTACACCAATATTATAACTACTAGTATGTAGATAAAATCCAGTTCTCCAACCTATAAGTGTATTATAATCACCACTAGTTAAATACTGACCTGTTTCAATACCAATACCTATATTATTAGAACCTGTTAGCCCTGCTGAATTTCCTTTTAATCCATCTAAGCCTATACCTGTGTTTGAGCTACCAGAAGTTACATTACTGCCTGCACGGTTACCTAAGAAGGAGTTGCTAACACCACTAGTAACATCCTTTCCTGCACCATTTCCGACAGCTACATTATAACCGCCTGTTAGTTTATTAGTTAGATCACTATATAATGCTTGATAACCTACTGCTGTATTATTACTACCACTAGACATATGATATCCAGCACTATTTCCAAGTAATAAATTATATTGGCCAGTTGAAAGATAATTTCCTGTATCTGGTCCTATACCTATATTGTAATCACCAGTTAGTTTTGCAGTAATATCCCCTCTCAGAGCAAATCGCCCTATGGCAATGGTATGAGATCCATCTAATAGATTCAAACAAGCCTGGGAGCCAAGTACTATGCCATAGCCTGCTTGTGTTGCGTTCATCGCCGCAGAATATCCCATATAGATATTTTCACCGCCTTGTTCGCAATAACGACCAGCACTCTCTCCTATTGCAATGTTACGAGAGCTTTGAGCAGCACCAGAACCATATAGAGCATAGAATCCAATAGCAACATTATCGCTACCATCATTAAGATATCCTGAATATTGTCCAGCGAAGAAGTTATCAGAACCACTATCAGCAGTGTAACCAGCATTTACCCCCATGAATATATTATCATGACCAGTAGTTAAACCATATCCAGTATCCTCACCAATACCAATATTGTAAGAACCAGTTAATTTAGTAGTTACATCTCCCATTAAGGCACTATGACCAAGTGCAATATTGTTACCACCTGAAGTTATATTAACACCTGCGTTATAACCAATAATGGTGCAATATGTTCCTGTTAAAGCAACAGGTTGTGATTCACCTAATTGGGTAAGCCAAGGCGATGCACCATCGGTAACGCCAGTAAGAGATACTATACCAATAAATCCACCAGTAGCTTCAAGTGTTCCATTAATCTTAACTGTCTCAGCAGAGAAATCTCCCTCAATAAGAGCTACATCAGCCTTAGTAGTAGGATTGGAAATACGAAGAGTATCAGCAAACACTCCTGCTGTTAATGGGCCAGCTCCTAACCATAAGTTATTAGTAGAGGTTGTTTCAATCGCAGCACCGTCATAACCGATATGAATGTTATAATCGCCAGTTAACGGGTTTGTAACATTACTTTGTAAAGAACCGGCCCCTACAGCAATATTTATATTTCCTTCTGTTACATAATATCCAGCATTAACCGCAAGGTATATACTATTTCCAGAACCAGTATCCAGATTACTTCCAGCGTTTGTACCAATGGCCACAATTTCGCTAAGGGTTGAACCGACTGATCCTGTTAAAGCACCTGTACCAATTCCAATATTACTATTGCCAGAAGTTAGATTGGAACCTGCATTAGATCCTAATAATATAGATCCTGACGAACTAGTTAAATTATATCCTGCATGAAATCCAATACCGATATTATCATTACCAGTAAGTAATGTGTCGGCCAGCGCATATTCACCGATTCCTATATTTGAATTTCCTGTAACTGACCCAAGTCCAGCATTATAACCAACAAAGATATTATAATCTCCTACGGTTATACTACTACCTGTAGAAACTCCTAGGAATGTATTATATGTACCATCAGTGAGGTCATAACCAGCGTTATAACCAATACCAATGTTATGCCATCTAGTCAGTTTAGAAGTTGGATCGCCTCGTAATGCATTCTGCCCCATTGCAATATTACTATGACCAGTTGTAATATTAGTTCCAGCATCATGGCCAAATAAGAAGTTATTATGTCCTGAGGTAATGCTGATGCCGGTTCCGTAACCTGAGAGTGTATTGTATTCGCCGGTGATTGAAACAGGGCCATTCTCGCCTAATTGTGTTGTGAATGGTGTTTCTGAGTCGGTTATACCAGTAAGTCCAGATGGAGCATCAATCCAAGAACGCGCACCAGCGATAGTAGACGATAGAATTTGCCCATCACTTGATGGATTTCCAAGGTCTGGTTCCCGAACCGACCAATCTGTCCATGTGTCTATGCCGGATGTAGTCTCATATCCTTGACGTATGTATTTTATTATAACAGCGTCTTCGGCTTTATAGGATTCTTGATATACCGATGAATCTTCTGTGATTTCGGTAACTTCGACAATCCAATAAAATGCTCCAGCGACAGGAGGATTGGTAGCAGTACTACCATCAATTCTAAAAACACCATTATCGATGAGTGTATTAAAATCTGTAGCGCCTGTTATATTTTCGAATATACTTCTTTTTGCGTGCTTGATTACGTTCATGGTGATATTTATGTCCAACCAATGCTTAGATTATATTCATCAACTTCTTTGATAGAAGTAAAACCGGATATTCTTGATTCGTGTTCTTGTCTGTTCTTGATGATGTTAGACCTAAAATTTTTCAACGCCTCGGCCTTACCAAGAATTACTGTTGCTAATTGTTCTGCACTATATTTAATGCCTATCTCAACAGTCATATATTCGCCTATTGTTCCATCAAGTTTATATTGAATGGCCTCTTCTCTAAGTATAGGCCATGCTGCGGCCTCCCATGTAGAGTATTCGGTCATGACGGAATCCATTACACGAATGGCTTCCTTATTGAGCTCATCAGTCTTCAAACTCTTGGCCAATTCTAAAAGTTGTTCGGGTGTTCTTTTCATTATAGTATTCTAACCTTTAGGTTATTGTCAGCTAGTGACTTGATTTCGACATTAGTTGTACTAGTTTT